CGAGCTGAGTTACGAGAACTCGCAGCATACTTGGTATGAGCACCAGACCCTTGACGAGACTTCTTGGGTTTTGCCTCAATAATAACTCTGCCATTCAGTGTGGGACGTTTAGACATTTTCAATTACCTCAGTTTCAATTTCATTTGGATTTGGAGAACCTGTCTGATAGAAATCAATTGCCAGGTCCTCCATAGTATTGAAGTATTCTTCCTCTGTAAGATTTGTGTAAATTTTACGTCCCTTACAGAGTATGTTATACTTTATGGTCATCAGATCACTCTTGTCTTTTCGTGACCAACTCTAATACGAGGGTCGCACCAAATTTCAAATCCTGCTGCAATTGCATCGAGGCAGAATGATACATCTTCTCCACACATATCCTGAACATCTCCAGAATCAAAGACTTGCATCTTTGGTGCGAACCAAGGATACTTAATACCATCATCTTCGAATACACCGTGCTTGATTAGTACCCAACCAAATCCTGTATAATCTACGGTGAATGGTTTACGACGCTTCGAGATACTATCAACAGTTTCATGATTCATAACTCCACCATTATTGCGGAAGTCATCCTCTTCTAACCAGTGTGCAACAGAAGTCGTGTGTCCGTCCTCAGTGGCATACCATCCTGCGGCAATGTCTTGATCCATCAGAACAAGTTGCCAAAACTTTTCGGTATTAAAAACAATATCAGAGTCAATCCAAAGTTGCCAATCATAATTGAGTTTTCCGTCCCAGGGAATCTGGTCCGGTCCTCGCAGTACATTCGCACCTAAACATTTGCATCTTGCAAAGTTTACCATTGATGAATAGTCTTGCGAGATTTGAATACTTGCTCCCGATTGTACAAGATCAAAACAAAGTTGTACAAAACTCTTCAAGTAGGTGTAAGAAACTCCCCTACCTGGAAGACAAAAGACAATAGACTTGCCTCTTACCATTTCTTTTGCTTTTTCATAGTCCCATTCGGGTACTGTTGCAGACGCTTCGGGCGCCTTTGCTTTTACTGTAAATCCTTTAGCCATAATTTCAAGTGATTACTTAAGTATCATACCTCATTATCTATGCTCTGTCAATCTTCTCCCTTTTCAGATAATACTAAGTCTGTTCCCTCTAAGGAAAAATTTATCTCACTATCCTCATACCAGGAAAGTTCGTTCACAATCCATTCGGGTACTACAACATAATACTCACCAGTAATTGGATCGACTTGTAAAACCTCAGAATTTTTGCCGGAATTTTTTTTCATTTTAAGTCTTATAATTTACCTTTTTCAGAATTATATAGTCTCGGCAATTTTTTGAGTCGATTGATATTTATAGGTCGATTTGGGTCAGTTGTAGGTTAGGGTAGTGATGGGTTTTTATATACGGGGGCACGGGGGGGCAACGACCGCACCGGGGGCACTGCTGATTCACGAACGAATAGAATGCCCCCCACCCCGAAGGGCAGAGGGCAGGGGGTGATGATCAGGCAGGGAACGACCGACGACCTGCCTCCGGGGTGCAATAGTAACGGGGTCCGGGACCGGTCCACCCCTGCCAAGAGGTGTGCAAGTCTGCCAACTCAGCAGCAAGCAATCCATCATCCTGCCACCCGCGGGTATGAGAGTTTGCCTGACCTTTGCCCGGTTCCACCAATTCGTCCCCGTTCCAGGTTGGCAGGTTGCTCACCTTGGTGCCGATCCATACGGTCTGACGGGTCACGAGGTCGGATGCTTGGTTGTAGAGTGCCATGAGGTTGGGTCGTTTGGTACGGGTTAATTGTAGCACGGTGAGGGGGCAACCCCCTAGAGGTCTGCCAGCAGTTCGTTCAGTGCGTCAATGTCCAGGTTAGGGTCATTGAATGAAACTCCATCCGGAGTTTGATCATCACAAAAACAATTTACGAACCGGGAGTAATCATCATAACGACGGGCGATGTTATAAAGCGCCCAATCATTTTGCAACCAGAGGGCAACATTCCAGGTCTCATAATTTGCCCAACCGTTATAGGTTTCGATTGCGGTGGCAGAGGTCATCGGTTCCGGTGTCGTTTGGTTCTTTCTTATCCTACAGGGTCACCCCGCCCCCAAAGGGGCAGGGTGTGCCAGTTGCTCAACTGTCCTGATCTGCCCCCTGTTGGTCATCAGATGCGATAGATTCCAGGATGCTCAGCAATTCATTACCATTGCTGGCACGATTGAGCAGAGCAGATGCAATTTCAAAAGTCATGAGTGAGTGTTAGATAGTGTGGTTTGAGTAAGGGTGTCTTTAGAGCGCATCCCATTCTCTTTGAGGTTATGCCAGACGCATAGAGGAGAAGAAGGGAACAGTTGCAATACCGTTGCCAGTCTTAAGATTAACAAACCAAGTCCACTGCTTTTGGAATACACATTCACCAGGCAATCCGTGTGCCTGAAGAATAGCATTGAGACGGGATTTGGTGGTGGTAGATTGGAACCCACCATCAAACAACCTCACAAAGTTGTCACCTACCTGAGCAATCATATTGCCGTGAAGGAATACAAAACTCACACCGTCGCGGAAGTGAACCTCAGTATTTGCACCCTTCCAATCAACCTTGTTGGTGATGGCAGCATTCATTTGGGATTCGATCTTGCGCATTGGGTGCTCCGTTTGGTTGACTTGTTAAGTATGGCAGGTTAGGGGGGCAAAGTCAACCCCCTGACCGATAAGCATTGCTTATGCTGCCTGGAACCTGCCCTGATTGAAGTTAGCATAACTGAAGGACTCACGATTCACCAACTTAAACATACCAAACTCATTGGTCATCACATAACCTTCGGCATCAATTCGGTTGCCGTTGATGTATGCTGCGGGTCCATCATTGCGGCAGAGGTACAATGCATCCTCTTTAATAGACTTTACCAACTTCCAGAAACTAATCAGGTTAGGATTCTCAAAATCATCAGGATTGACTTCCTTACCTTCACGAATACAGGCATTCAGTTGCTGTTGAATTTGTGCCGCAACTTTAGGAGTCACAAACTCTACACCAAGTGCCATCACCTTAGCAAACTGGCAAACCTCTTTAAGGTCTGCAAAGTATTCGGCACCTGCAAAAATTGATGCCTTAGGAGTCACAAACTTGACGGTCTCAGTATCATACCAGATGGCACGATCTGGCATTGCTACAGCGTCACGTAGATCCTTCTCAGCATAATAACAAGTGTGAGGTGCTATAATAATATTTTGATCGATTACTTCAGGAAACTTATAAGTGATCGTGTTGGGGCAATAAGTATCAGAACCGCCAAACCCAATAAAATCACATTGATAGATAGACTCTGTGACAGGCAGACAATCAAGGCAAGCATGAAGAATAACTGCAACCTGACCCGTGTGGTTTTGATCAATTTCCTCATGAGAATGATTGATTTTGATTTTAACTTTGTTAAAGACACTTTTGGTCCCGACGAAGAACTTGCCAGTTGCAGGATTGGTGCCAAAGACTATAGCAGGAGCTCCGTCAATCTTAACACTGAGATGACCGGGATTCACGAACCAATCTAACACTGACAGATCGCCCGTCAGGATGGAATCTTCGGCGTGTTCGAGGTGGGTGTTTTTCATACTGTTAGTATGGCACGGAATCGGGGGGTCTGGGGCAGTTGGTGGACAGTTAGGCAACTGTCACTCATCCAGGCAGTGCCGATAGGTTTGGTTTAACCTGATCAGCACATCATCCCAGAACTCTTTATCATCATCGTCGTTGTACTGATTGTTAGTCTCAACCAACTCAATGAGAGCATTAAGATCATCAGGAGTAAGAAAGTTCATCAGGCAACCTCCATCAAATCAGCAGCAACTTCCTCACCATAAAGTTCTTCAATCTCACCAACAATCTCTTCTTCAGTATAAGTCTTGTACTCTTTGAGGAGTAAATCAAAGACCATCATTTCAAGGGATTCCACATCCATTCCCTCTACAATGTGTGAAACGTAGTTCTCAACGAATTGATTGAATTGTTCTTTGGTGAGTGTCATCAGTCGTTTGTTGGGTGGTTTACAATTTGATCTTCAATTTGATTGGCAAGTTCATTCATCCATTCACGATCTTCGTCCTCTTCGTATTGTGCATTGTCCCGCACAATTTGTAACAGGAAGTCGATTTGTTCGTCAGTGAAATGATACTCTTTGAGTGTGTCAGTCATTTGTTGAAAGAAACTTCGGTGATGTTAGGATTAGACTTTAACAGACGATTGAGTAACCGTTTTCTGTTAGAGTTCTTTGATAGATCTAGACCAACGTGAATAGGAACTTCCTCCGAAACTTTGTCATCATAAGAGAAACGAACATAAACAGTTTGAGTCATTTTCTCAGGGGAGATTTAGAGTAGGAACGAAACACTGTGATCACGATGATTGCGGTGCTAATCACACCAATCAAACCGAGGAAGGTAACACCGTCTCCGGTGAATGTCATAGTTTCAGGCATCAGTAATCGTAGTTAGAATTGAGGTACTCATTGACATCAAACTTCTCATCACGAAGTTCGGGAATGTCCATATCAAAAATCTCACCAGGAGCATCTTGAATCTCGGACCAAAGTTCATCAAACATTGTGGGTCTCTCAGGTACGAATGTAATGTAGAACGGATCGGGGCAAAAGTCTAGGGGGTGTGTGCCAGTTTCACGACTGGCACAGGGGCAGCTGACTTAGGTATAAAAAATGGGAGACAATTGCTGCCTCCCAGATTAATCAAAAGTTGCTTAGGAACATATGACCTTCCACGAAATCAAAATCATAACGAAGTGAAGAATTCCAGGTTGCTTCCCAGTCAACAACTAAAAAGGCAGGAACTTCACCATAGATTTCTGTGTAATATTCTTCAGCGAAAGATTCCTCATCATCATAACAACCACGATAAGCATCTTCCACATTCTCAACATAACACATCGAACCGTGATACTTGACGAATGCATCCACTACATCATAACCGATGTTCTCACCTGCAGACACATATTCCTCATAGTATGAGATAAAGTCTGCTTCGGAGTTTGCATCGATGAACTCTAGAATATCATCCAGAGCATAGTTGTCTTCTACCAATTCATCAACTTTCTTAACAACTTCGGCAGAGAAGATTTCTTTGTAGTTCACTTGCAGAGTCACGGGCATTTGATTGGTTTTCTCAGGAACGAATGTAATGTAGAACGGATTGAGGCACTTAGTGCCGATGTGCCACTAGTCAGACTGTCACATACATCACTTTATCAGGTGCCCGATAGATAGAATCACCATAGAAGACTTCCAACCGCAGGGTATTACCATAGAAGTCACTAGGTGTACCATAACGAATGAAGTTGCGAGTTGTTGAATAATCACCGCACAAACGACGATCATTCATTCCAGCATCGTGATATCCACCCTTAGAATTGGGTTTGGTGCAGATGATCTTCATTTGAGTGGTTTTCTTAGGTACGAATGTAATGTAGAACGGATTGAGTCAAAAGTCAACGGGTAGTGGACACCTGCTCAACTGGCACATCACTATACAATTGTACCTGCAATTTGGTGACAATAGTATCAACGAACAGCAGAACGATTCGAATTACGTGCCGAACCTTTTCTGCCCCGTCGTTCTCATCAAAGGCACGAACTGCAAACTGATACAAACCCACGACAATTGCGGCAATCGTGGCAACATTCAGCACCAGAGTTTGATAGAATTTAGAAGCAAAGAGTTTCATTAATATTTTTTGTGGTGAGGGAAAATGTAGAGGAATCTCAACCACGAACATAGAATAACCCCTCACGAACGAATTCGCAAGGGGTATTGTGCCACTATGATAACTGGCACAAGACTAGAAAGGATCGTACTCTTTGATGCTACAATGTACATCTTCATTACCTTCGAGTTCTAGTAACTCTTTCCAGTCTATATGTTCTACATCTAGATCATCATAACACATGATGTCTAGTGTAACCGTAAGCAGGCGTTTCTGTGCTAACATAATGTCTAGATGTGTGTATGTGTACTAGATTGTATCATGCATAGTGCCTGTATGCAAGTGTTTCGTAATCTTGCCCATCTCGTGCATAATCCTCGTCGAGATCTAGTGTATACCCGTCGAGATCATATGATGCATCGTTGGTGTATGTATAGTCGAGATCATAGTCGTCGTACATAGCTCGTCGAGATTGTGTGAGTACTAGATGATTGTAGCACAGGTCTCGACGAGATGCAAGTATGATGTGCAGGTCTCGACGAGATTGTTGTAGGTATATATGTGTCTCGACTAGAATTATACCACATCTAGTCGAGATCCGCAACCCTTATACTAAGTTTTGTGTGGGTTCGCGGAGATTTCTGCGGGGGGATTGACATTATGAACTCCGTGTGTTATAATGCGCAGGCAATGGTCACAAGAACCGGAGGTCTTTATGAGACCTTTATGAGGTATTAATCACAAGAACCGGAGGTCTTTATGAGACCTTTATGAGGTCTTTATTAGACCTTTATAAGGTATTAAATGAGGTACTTATTCTCATTAATATACCCTATTGATTCTCATTAATATAACACTATTGAGAATACAATAAAAAGGTAAAGTATATTTATTAATACATTTTTTAATTGTTTTTAATGTTTTTTGGTATAAATCATTAAAAAACAGGTATAATCTCACTCTCTTTACATCCCTGCTGCTTGATACACTCCTCATAGTATGATGCATCCTCAATACTATAAAAGGTTGCTACTTGTCTTGAGTATGACTTCTTCTTTGGTTTGAGATACACTACTTGATACTTGTACATCTTGTTTGTCATTCCAGTGTTTGATTACTCCTGCCACAATAAAGGCATTAGTGATGAGATAGGTCGTAAAGATAAACATTCGAATCAGTGCAATAGTATCACTCTCTCTATCACACTTGGATGCTTTCTCTCCCAATGCTTTTGCAAACAATCTCCATACATTATTTCGATGTTTCATTTCTCTGATTGTTTCAGTAATTGAACTTCCTTCCATTGTTGAGGATAAACTAACAAACACACATCTCTTGACCTATGACCTAACCTATCAATACAGATAGTAATGTACTGATCGGAAATAAACTCAACAACACCAACATGATCCTTGTACTTAACATTTAATCCTTTATAGAAAGTTGTCATACAAAGAATTGTTCTAATGGAGTTTGTTTAGGTATCATTGCCGAATAAGGAGTCGTATTGTTTATATCCACCTGCTTACCAATGGTCTTGACATTGACTGGTGCATAATAGGTATGCTTCTTTGGAGAATAGAATCCCCATACAGTTTTGGTACTGGCACCAAGGTTATAATCAAATTGCCTATTGCAACAGAGCATAATGCGAATAGTACGGGTGTTAAACTGTTCATACTCATAACTATAATCCTTTGGAGCATTGTGTGGGAACTCAAGCATCGACAACTACTCTCAAACGATCAGGACTGATACCCTCACCAATATAACGTTGAATATGTTGGGCACATACTTCCCGTGTCAATTGAACCTCTTTCTCATCAATCAGTTCCCATCCTACAGTAGTAAACTCTTCAATACGATAAAGTGCTTCCATTTGAATTACGTTGTAAAGGAATCAATAATACCAGACTCATACTCATCCTGTAGAACAAACTTCTGGGCATTGACTACATTGGGCATGATACGATCCACATACCTTTCATCAAACAGATCCTCTTGTGATAGAATCGTGAAGGCATCGGTATCAGACTCTGCAATGAGATTGATCAGACCACCATCGGAAGATGGAAACGGCACCCAGTAGTCTACAATATAAAGTGATTTCATTTCTTTGGTTAATTACTCCTTCATTTTAGATGATTGTTTGAGATTTGTCAACTGTCGGTTAAGTTCTGCACTGACTGGTATCAGGTATGAGGTGATATAAGATTCATACTCATTGTCTTGCATCAGTTTAGTGATACCCTCCACTTGTTGTAGTGCAAATAGAAGTTTAGTTGTTTG